CCAGTTAGGGTACTCTTTATCAACAGCAAATGGTCCTTTCATAATACCTGTACCAAATAAAGCAGACTCAAACATAGCAGAACGTAACTGCTTCTTAGCATTTGACTCCTCTAGTTGGTCATGTATTTTCTTTTCCATTTTCTTAGCTGCAATCATTGCAGGGTGAAAGTTTACAGAACTAGGACTTCCTGTTGACTTAAACTTAATATCATCCTCAACTGCACTCAGATCGTCTTTAAGTGGTCCTACACGTTCTTTAAACTCTGGCATAGTCTCACCTGCCATAAGTTGTGGATCGTCTGTAGCCCCTGTTTCTGCATCTCCTGTAGCCTTTTTAAGTTGAGCATTAGTTTCTAAGCTGACTGTGTCCTCTACTCCATCAGGTAAAACTGTAGGATTAATACTAAGTGGAAACTTGTTAGCACCAAAAAGAACTTCTACCAGTTGTCCGTAGGCTGCAAGTACTTTTGTTTTTGTAACTTTGACAAAGACCCTAGATTTTTCTGTAGATGTAAATTGAACCTCTGGACCATATAGACCACGGTAGTTACGATAGGCTTGTATCCACCTTTCCTCATCACCTCTCCTAGATGTTTCAGCTTTACGATATTTACCTTTTACAAAACTTATAATTTCTCCTACAGAAGTATCTGAGTACTCATCTTCCTCTATATCATCAACAGCAACAACTTGCTCAGAGTCTGCAGTTATATTATCTTCTTCCATATTATATCCTTAATATCCAAATGTTGCATCAGCAGCTTGAAAACCAGTACGTTGACTTGCAGGGTCAAAGTCAAATAAACTACTTCTTGGTCTTGTCATTATTCCATATCTTAAAGCATCATATAAGTGGTCTTCAGAGTGAGTGTCAACATCTTCAGAGTTATTTTTATCTAGTGGTATAGATGGTAGTTGAGAAGCTGTTTGGACACACGAATTAAAAAATACTATTCTTGGTTCTTCTGTAAACTCATCAACTTGTAATCGTCTGTGTACCTCGTTTTTTCCTGCTATTCTTGACCCCCTACTTCTATCTGCAGGTCTCCAACGACAACCCTTTAGTATCATTTGTTCTGCTAGTGATGGTCCTGTATCTCCACGTTTATGCCAGAGTGACGAATCAAGAACACCATACCTAATTTTTTCTCCATCCTCTGCTTCTAGTATTATATCTGCTAAGTCTGCAGCAGTAACCTTAGATACGTACAACTCCCTGTAGACAACTAGTTGTTCCGATGGGCTGACCGCAAACCATAAGACTCCTGTGTGGCTTCCGTATCCATAGTCACAGGCACGAAACCTAGACCAATTATGGGGTATATCATATGGTTCAATAACATGGATATTCCTGTTCCATTCTGGAAAAGCAGCCCCTTCATTAACATCCCAGTTTCCTTCTAATAATTGTTTCCGTTGGTGTTCAGGTAGTGATAGTAAGTTGGCTTCATACATGCCATCGTCAGCTAAGTAAGGATTGTCAAACAATGTAGCAGGTATAAACCTGCGTTTAAATAGTGGCTCTCCTTCACGACTATGACCTTTAGGCATTTTTAAGGTTTCACCTGTTGCAATGTCTGTAGCCCAAAATGCTTCCCCATGTGGGGCAGGTTCTATAAACATTTTCTTAACCCAACTGTGTCCATTTCCACCTGGGTTTGAAGTAGCTCTTTGGTATAAGTCTAAGCCACTTCCTTTTGTAGTACGTAGTCTTGACCTCATGTAGTCAAATGGGTATGGACTTGCCCACTGCGTTAACTCATCAAATCCTATCCAACTAAAAGCCTGTCCTTGATAGCGTGTAACATCATCATCTCTATCTAAGTAGGACAACCAGAGTGTTGCTCCTGATGGTGCTACCCAAGTCTTGTCTCTTTCCATAAACTTTATATTTGGTATTGCTTGTGGATAGAGTTGTTTGGATACTGATATAAGTTCTCTTAGTTCTTCTGTTGTCTTTCTTACAAGTAGTCCACGGAAGTGTGGGTTGTTAAGGTATCTAACAGGGTCTGCAAGCATCGCATAACTTTTACCGCCACCTGCACTCCCACCGTATAATACTTCTCGTTCATTGGAAGAAAGGAACTCTGTCTGTGGTCCTTTGTTTGGTTGAAAGATTACTCCCTGTGCTTCTTCTACTTCTATTGGTTCTGGTTTAGCTTGGGGATAAACTTTCTGTTCTTCCACCAATTCTTCTTTCTTCAAGCTTTTCCGCTTTCTCAAGGGCTTCTTTGTACCTTTGAGCAAGGTAGCGTTGCGTTGAAGCATCTGTTTTACGTTTTTGCTCAAGCTTTACTCTTTTCATTAAACCAACATGAGATATATATCGTCCCGATTCTGTGCTTAACCAATTTGCTACATCCCTATAACTGTACTGTTTAAGATACTTCTTTGCTTTTTCTAATAACTCCAACTCATTATCAATAGGTAGAAGCATATCTTTGTCTGTTTCATCCTGACTGTAACCAAAGGGTATAATCCTACCTACTCTTATTACAGGTTGCCAATCAAAACCTAATTCAGTTTCCTCTGGCTTTGGAAGTTTCCAATCCTTACTCGTCTTCATTATTCTTCGGTGGTAAAATATATAAAGGGCTAGATGATGTTACCTCAACTTTATCAGTCTTAGTAAAACCACTACGGTCTAGTATGTCTTTTGCTGCTGTCATTTTTTCTTTATTACCTAAGTCTGTTGGGCTACTCATTATTTCATACATAGAGTATGCAGCCTTAGTAGCTGTAGAAGAAATAAACTTTTTAGTTATATCTGCAATCTCATCTTGTAAAGCACTTGTAATAGAAGAAGTAGCTACCGTGTCAGCATAACCTGCAAGTTTACGTGCTGTTGCAGGATTACCTCTAGCTTCTTCAAATAAAACATCCAGAAACTTTTGTTGTTTCTCTGTTAGATTTCTACTCATTATATCATATCCCTATTGACCTGTCAACACATTTATACTGTATTGTGTGTGGTGAAGATAGTGTATGCTGTACAGATTGTACAAATGCACCTACCATCTTTCTACATTCTTGCTGTGACACTGCAAGTTCTTGTGGGTTAAACATCTTACAATCTACAGATTGGTCTATAGAAGAGAGAAGACATATTGTAACTAGTGGTAAAAACATCAACTTAATTCAAAGTGTGGACCATCAATAAATGGTCTCCTACCCTGTCCTCTTCTAAGATCAACATACGCATTCATGGCATCTTCCATCGTACCAGTCCACTGACGCATGTCATCTATTTGCCAAGCTGCACCCCAACGTATAGATACGTCCTCAAGCTTTGCAGCTTCCTTCATAGCGTCAGCAATATCATCATAGACATTGAGTTCCCATGAAGCCCTCCCACCAATATACGCCATCAAGTCTACAGCTAAACCCTCTAGGTGCTTTGACTTCATGGTCTGTGACGCTCCTTTGGCTACTAAAGCTTCCTGCTCTTCTATAGTACGCATACCACAGATAACACCAAAGTCTATTTTTGTTACGTCAATAGCTTTTTTTACAACTCGTATCATATCCTCGTTAATACCATTGAGTCTGTCTAAGCTACGTTGTGAGAGAGTAAATCCCATTATATATCCTTTTTGTTTTGTAGTCGTTCTCTATCTGCTTTTTCTTTGCAGGGTATACACACACCGTTCATCTCTGTAAACTTTTTCTTTGCGTGTGAGTACACCTTAAATACCTGTATAGGTGTTTTGCATACAGGGCAGTCTGCCATTATTTCTTTTTCTTTAAGTTATCTACAGAACCATACTTAGCCCTAGATACATAGCCACCTTGCTTTAGTGTCTTTACTTCTGTATACTTTTTCTTTACAGCACCGCCTTTATTCATAGTAAAATTATTTGGCAACGGTCCTAAACTAAAAGGTTTTGTTTTGTTACGTGGCACAGTAGGTTGGTTTTGTGGAGATATCGTAGCAATACTTTTATTATGCGATAACAATCCTGCAGCAATATAACTATGTGCATCTTCAACTGTAATTTTTACAACGTCACCTGCTTCCCACTCCAGTACATCTTTTAGCGTGTGACCACTTACAACGTCATCAGATTCCATGTCTTCAGCTTTTGTCCATCCTTTATTATCTACATACATTTTATGAGATAAAGAACAAACAATTTCCGTTGTGTCAAATACTAACTTTAATCTTTTAGAGTTGGGTATAATAGAAACATGTGATACAGCGTAATCTCCCCACTCTAATGTATTCTCATGTTGTGTATATACCATATCTCCTACGGCAAGTTTACCTGCTTGTTTTGTTTTGTTACCACTTAAATTAATAAACGTATCTGGACTAGGACACGAACTACCCCGAGGTGGCTGTCTTACAGGCTGTATTGGGGATGGGCTTACAAGTTGTGGTTCTGCTAAAAACCCAGGGATGACAGTTGTGTTGGGTTGACCAATAGGTTTAGGTCTTCTAGGTTTTCTTTGTGTACCCATCTGTTTTCTTACTTGTCTGTTTGTTTCGTCAAACTCACTTTTTTGAGCATTTTGTGCTCTTCTTCGTTCTCTTGAACTCATGCCTTTAAAAGGATCTACTTGCTCTGGTCGTTTTCCTTTTCTTCCCCCCATATAGTAATCTATTTCTTCCATTAGTTGGTTTTGAAACAGTTTTTCTCTACCACCTCGTCTTTTTATTTCAGCGGATTTCCTTCTTTGTATATTTGCTTGATTATCCGCAACGACTTTATTGCCACGCATACGCTTATTAATTTCTCTTTGGGTATCCATTTCTTTCATATAACCAGGGGGTAGTGAATAATTAAGATTACGTCTTATTTGTAATGGTTGTCCTCTACCGTCCTTTTCATCCATTGGTTTAGGCAGTGCTCTTACAGGTTCTTTTACAAGTGTGGCTCTAGGTTGACTTGGCGGTGGTGCTCTACGTCTTAAACTACCTACTTGACCCTGCGGTGCAACCGAAACAGATTGTGATTTAGGTTTACTTTGTTCAGCAGTAGCCCTACTTCCATCTGCTGCAAAACCCTGATGAGCCTTGACTACCTTTTTACTTTTATGAGCCTTGGTGGGTTTTTTTAAAACTTTCATTTAGTAATTCCTTTTTGTTTTTCATATGTTCTTAGTCCACCTAAACCCAACATACCCATGAGTACTGTCATCAAACTTCCCATATCAAATTCAGGAATAGGTGGTATGTCTACTCCTGCCAGTGATACCCCAAATAAAATTAAAGGGGATAGGATAAAGTGATACAGAAGAGCAATACCACATATCCAACCAACAAAGGGTCTCCACCCACCTTTAAATAAGCTTCCACTTGCAGCTTCCGCTTTATTAACCTCTACCTGTGCCAGTGCCAACTGTTGTGCATGTTGGTCTGACATGGTAGCTATTTCATGGGCTAGTTTAGCTTTTACGTCAGCATCAGGAATTACCTTATCTAATAAACTAGAAACTGGTCCTATGAGAGAAGCTATCAGGCTCATTACTTATTAAACTTTCGTTTAAATGCATTTTGAACACTTTGAGGAAAATCTTTCATAACTTTTAAAGCATCCCTAACAGAGTAAACTTGAGCTTCTGCTATGTTTAAAAAATCTTTAGTATGTTGTAATTTATTGTCACTAATAGGTTTATTTTTACGTCCTGCTGCCATAGCTTCTTTATTATATTTATTTAAAAAATTTATGATTTGTTTACTTGTAGGAGTAAGTTCTTTTCCAAACTCTACTCTATTACTTAGCATTTTTTTAGTTATTGGTTTTTTACCTTTACCCATTATTTTTTCTTCCCTTTAGTTAAACCGCCCTTATTAAACTTTCTTTTTTGTTTTTTTAGATTTACTTGCTACTTTAGTATTTTTAGGTTTTGTTTTAGTATTTTTACTCCAGTTTCTTACAGCATCTACTCCACCATTAATGTGTAAACCAAAACTTTTTATTAATAAAGTTTTAGGTGTGCCACTAGGCATTGACTCAAGTTTTTTTAATGCAGCTTTAAAACTAGAAATATTATTAGGATTTATATTAAATATTCTTGCACTTGGTATATCGTCTGTTGCACCCATTATATATTCTCCCTAGTTTCTGTCTTAGCTGATACACTTACGGATGCCCTGCTACCATTTACGTACAAACCAAACCATGCAGCACCTGCTCCAACCACAACGGATACAAATCCTGCCTGTGCATTGTTAGGTTCTGCTATACTCATAAACCATGTACATGTCTGGTAAAACACTACCATGTAGGACAGTATCAACATACGTGGTACTATTCTCCATGAGTCTAATTTTTCTGCTAGTGTCATTTCTTGCCCCCTAGATACTTTACAGTTTTATCTGAACTTAGCCGTTTTCTTAGCCACCTTCTTGGGTTGGGCAACATGTTGCTTGCCCTTACTCTTACCCAATCTCTTAGCCTTACTGGTTGCAGCATACTCAGAGGTAGATAAATTCTTGATAGCATTAGCAGGAAGATACCGTTCACCAGTTGCTTTCTTACCCTGTGTAGAAGGTTTACCACTCTTAGTTCTCCAATCCTGCTTAGTCCAATTCTTCAGACTTTTTTGTGATTTTGCAAGTGCCATCTATTTCTTCTTTACTGCTCCACCCTTTGCCATGTAACCCATCTTATTACGTACAGCAGTAGGTAGTTTCTTAAGACCTGTTTGATTGGTTGTAGTCTTTGTCAGACCACCCTCATTAAAACCTTTTATTTTTTTCTGTACAACCTTACTTAGTTCCTTCATGTGGAATAGAGGCTTGCTTGTCTTTGTATGTGTCTTACCTGAATGGACAGTACCATCCTTCATCTTGTGATTGCTACCCTTAAATTCTTTTCCATCTTTAAAGTAGTGTGGAACATTCTTCATTTGTAACCCCCGCCTTTTGCTTTATATTGCTTGGCAACCATTTGAGCTTTACGTGCAGACCACTGACCTGCACCTCCACCCTTAGAACTTGCTTTAATTTTCTGGACTAAGTTTTTACGCATAGTTGGTTTTGTATAATTCTTAGCTGCGTTGATTACCATAGTTTTCCTTAAACTTATTCATGTTTACAAAATATTCTGTTGTAAATATCGCCACGTTCAATTCCTATATCCTGTAGCTCTCTATCGCTGTATCCCTGTAGTGCTTGAAAAGCAACTCTTCGTGATTTGGCATTTTGTATTTTCTTAAACCATTCCTTTAATATTTTTACCATTGTACTACCTCCTGTGTTTTGTGTACAAGGTAGTTATATCATACTATGGCTCAGTTTACTACGGACAGTTTTGCATTTCCGTTATGCGGAGGTACTCCTTGGTATCTCAACTATTGAGGACACTACGTGCAGTCTGTTTGCTGTCGCTGCTGTTACATGTATCGTGTCTCCAGATACAAGTATTAAGTCCTTACTGAACAGTTCTATCGTTGTGTTGGCAGCGACCGCTTTAATCTTAAACAAATTAAACACTACCCCACCATTTGTAATTGTAACGGTTATTGTGTCGGCACTGCTTGTGTCATTTGATATGAGGGCTGACTCAACCACAGAGGTCATTAGGGCAGGGCATGTGTACAGTTCCGTGGCTGTAGCCGTTGTCAGGTCTAGCTTTACATTATTGAAGCGTGATGTGCTGAGAACGTTTGCCATTTATCTTTTTATGCCTTTGGGTCTTTTCATTGGTGGTTTAGAACTTTTTACTGCACCTGATGACACAAGATTTTTTGGTCTTGCTAGTGGTTTATTTTTAGATGTTTCTTCTTTTTTCTGTTCCTCTAT